TCCAGTGTGGTAGGGCATGATAAGAATTAGGTATCTTAATATATTCTAAACGAAGTTTGGCCTAATGTCTCTGGTTTGGCAAGGTTAAATTGTTGGAGGCAAAGGTAGCCGAAAGCGTCAAATGCGTGGTCAACTCCTAGATTTTTATTTGGCATACCTGTGTTTGGAGCGTAAGTCAGGGTGCGGAGAGATTTTATCAGTTCTTTGCAGCGTGGATGGATAAGAGTTCTGCGTTCTCCCATTGCGTCATATAGTGCAGTATTGATTGCGGTTACTTTGTCACGAACTTTCCAAGGGGCTCTGGGAGATGACACAGTAAATCCGCTTCTGCGTAGGATAGTATGGTCCGTTGATCCTACTCCTGATGTTTTTCTGGCAGATCCCGTTGGGTCGGGGCAAGCGATTATTCTTCTTTCTACTCCGTAACGATTTGTAACTTCTTCTGCGAAGTCCCAGGTTGTTGCACCGCCCGTCAAGATTATCTCGTCAAAAACGTAGAGTATGTCTCGGTAGCGGACTGCACATATACCGCAAAGTGGGTCTACGTTAAAATCGACCCCTAATAAGAGTGGGGCGATGGATATGTCCTCCGCCTCGGTAGAAATGTTGGAATCTGAAAAGGAGACTGCAACGAGACCCGTGAGATTCTCGAAACTTGCCTCGAACTCCTGCTTGAATGTTCTGTTATCTAATTGGGCCTTTGCTGCTTCGACTTCCTCGGCTGGAACATTGCCCCCTTCTATTGTTGTGAAGCTCCAGCGTTTCCAATCTCCTGTTTCATCGTCTGGAACGTAACACCATAGATCATAAAACCATGAAGCTGTGCCGTCTGGTGTGGATATAAAGAGTGCCCATCCCTGTTTATCTGCGAGGGCTGGCCTGATTACCTGAAACCAGACTTCGGAATCCATGAAGGCTGCTTCGTCAAGTACTACTCCAGCTAGGCTTCGGCCACGCAGGGTTGTTGCATTTTCTGTTCCTTTGAGTTCGATCAGCGATCCATTTATTAGTTCTATTTTGAGGTCGGTTTCGTTTTTGGAGGCTATCCATTCTCGTGGGATTAGTTTCTTTATTTCTTTCCATGCGATGTCTTTTGCCATGCGGTAGGTGGGGGCACAGTAAAAATATGTTTCGCCAGGGCGGTCTATTGCTGCTTTTAAAAGTTCTATGCAGGATAAATAGGATTTTCCGAATCTTCTGCCAGCCACGAGGACTCTAAATCTGTTTTTTGCGTTGAACACCTCCCCCTGTGCCCATCGGAGGGAGAGATTTTCGGCTATTTTTGTACTCATGTAGTAAAGAATAGCTTAAATATTGACGGATTTCTGTGTTTTTGTCGACTAAACACTATATTTAGGGTTATTATTCAAGTATTAACAACAAATTTAGTCCGTGGCTGATTCTGTTCTTCGTAATTCAAATGGTCAATTTACATCTGAGCGAGCACGCAAAGATGGGAGAGTATGTGGAAAAAGACAACCTGATGCAGTAATAGAAGCTAGAAGGCAAAAACTATACTCAAGGCAGTTAACAGGTAAAACTACAAGACAACTTGTGCTGGAACACGCTTCCAGGGAACAAATCGGTATCGAGACTGCGTGGAGCGATTGGAGAAAGGTAAAGGAATGGAACGATGAAGATTGGGAGAAGGATAGAGAGAAGATGATCTCACGACTCCAGGGGATGAGAATGAGGCTTTTTGAACAGGCAGTCAGGAAGGGTCAGTTGCAGACGGCTGCTCAGATACTAGATTCTCTTGGTAAAGTAGTAGGGGAGAGTGTAGAGAACATAAATTTAAACACTCCACAGCTATCAATTTCAGTAGAACCTAAGAAAAATAGTTGACATTAGAGTAATATTGTAGTATTATTATATTGTAGTACATTTATCGCTTATGGTCAGATTTCTCAGTAGGTTCAGGGGTAGTATAAAAATTTAAAAAAATTTTGCAATGTGTGCCCGTCTGCCTTTGTGGGGTAAAAAAATAAAAATCAGCAATAAAAAACCTCCCGAATTTCTGGGAGGTAGTAGAAAAGTCTGGAGCTCCTTAACCTAAGTGCAGCTTTTCACATTCTGTTGTCGTGTAGGTTCCAGCTGCTAGACATTTTTTAAATCCTTTATCTGTGAGATAGCAGGCCAGCAAGAATGAAACAGTTGCCAGAATAAAAACCGTTGTATTAAGTCTGGAGCGGTTTGATCGCTGGTTAGCTGACCTATAAATTTTTATGCGGTTTGGGTTGGATTGGATCATTTGGTTTAGTGATACGGGAAAGAGAATAAAAAGAAGTTAATAAAGTGTGTAGAGTAATTTTTTTGAAATTAAATTTTTTAACTTTTTATATTCAAAAATTCTTCTAAGATTTTGAAAAGTTGATAGCATTTCTTTAAACGATAAACAGCAATTAATTTCATTTGTTTTTGTTTGATCAGTATAAAGAATGTATCCTGTTTCTCCTCTTTCAAAAACTAGATTTAAACCAGTAATTTGATTTGTTTTGTCCAACTCATATTGAAGTTGTGTTTTTGTTGCTGTAGGCATTTTGTAAAATTGGGTGAATTACTCCCTAATTATACACCATTCTACTAGATAACACAAGTACTAATTTAATACAATAAAATCCTATTAATTCTCTACAATCTCACAGAATAAGACTCCAAATCCTTTGATATAACTAGAGAATCTCAAACGTAAGAATCCTATAATTTTAAAAGTTAACCTATGCAATACTACATTAACAGATTTAAAATCATTCAATTCTTAAACATTAAAAAAGCTAGACTCGAATAAGAATCTAGCTAAATTTCTTAGTTCCTGAACTAATTTAAATTAGGTCTAGTCTTTGAGATTCTGTTTTATATTCTGAAGCCCTCCAGTTTGGGACATAATCAGGAATATTTTTATAGTTGGCTCTAATTCGCCATAATAATCGAAAATCCTTTTGATTATGTTTTATGCAATGCTCCATACATTCATTCCATAATTCATTAATTTTAAATTCATAATTTCTCAATTTTTCTTCATATTCCATTTTTTCAAAAGGTATTTCTAATTGTCCATCAGGATTTATTTTTTCTTCTGGACATTTTGGTCTTTGATAATCTGCAAAATAAAAAGCATAATTAATTGAGATATTCTTAAATTCTTCAATAGTATCTTTTATTGATTCTTCGTGAATTGAAGTTGTTTCCATATTTGATGAAATATAAGGAAATTTCAAATAAATCCAATAATCATTTTTTGGGTAATTATTTTGTTCAACTGAAACAAAATCTACTCTAGGATCATTTTTAAAATCCTTTAGTGTTCTTGGAGTTTTCATGTTAATAAAGATGGTTAACTAATTTCTATTGTAGTATATAACAAATAAAAAAGCAAATAAATTTATTAATATAATTACATTTTTAAAAGGTATAAACATACCTAAAGGATCATTAAATTATTACATTCTTAATTGTTTTATCTTAGTCTCATATAAGACAATAAAAAATCCTGACTTTTTTAGGATCAGGATTAATAAATTTTAATTTTTTGTTAGACAGTATTTAATTTTTCAATACTGGTAAATGAGCAGGCCATATTACTCATAGCTAATGAAAGAAAATTTGATTCTGGACGATAGTAAAAATAATACTTACATGAATGTATACAAACCGATCCATCTTTATTAAGTTGATGCAATGTTAATTTCTCAACATTATATTTTTTTGAATGGGTTCGGCGGCCAACTGAAAGTAATTTTTCACGTTTACCAATTAGGGCATCTGTGAGAGATACCCTTATTAAATCGTTATTTTTAAGTGATTTGAATGTTTCTATCATTTTGAATAATCTCCTATACAGTAGTTAGTCTTAAACATTCACGTCTAGCTTTTTGGATTCTATCCGCACAGCGACCCCTTATAAGGCTCTCAAACCTTATGCGTGCTGATTCTGTAGAATCGACCCTACTAGATTCTGAATGAGTCTCGTATTCGGTTATAGCATTGAAAGCATTAAACAAATTAGGTTGATTCCCATTAGCTTCAATTTGAAAGTTTCTTTTTACATCAATCCATTCTTTATTAATATCCTTAAATTCTTTATTTCTCTTTTGCTTCGTATCTTTATCTGTTATCTGCCCTATTAATTTATCTTGGAAGCTATGCAAGAATAAATTTTTAAGCATATCAGATGAGCATGATGTATTACGCATTGCTTTAAATTCTTCGATTGAATTAGCTAAATCATCACGTTGAAATTTTAACCACGCTGGTAGATTCTGTAAGTAACCGTTAACCCCTTTAGAATGTTTGAAAACCATCTTATTTTTAGAGTTTTGAATAGATCCCATCTGATTGAAGCACCATAGTCTTACATCAGATTGAATAACTTTGAAACTATACGATCCATCCATTGAGTTAACAAAAATCATTCTTCTGCGAATAGCGTCACCACTAGACACTTCCATATCACTATTCTTAATAGCACATATAATGAAAACCCTAGCTGTATTATTCATAGGGATAATATGTTCAACTTCTAAAAAATTTAAGTTTGGTTCGATAGCGTCATAAATAACATCATGCTTTACTAGCTCATAAGTATCAGATACTGTAGATAAAACCTTACCTAACCTATTAGAAAAAACAGCCTTAGTATTAGGACATTCATAAGAAAGATCATTTACTTTTGTAAATGTTGGTTTAAGTTCGGGATCATTTAAAACATTAGTCTTAAATAAAATTGTTTTTAAATCATCATTTCTGTTAAATGGTGTAGAAATTAGATTTTCATTACCCTGACGTTGATAACCTAAATTAGTTCTATTAAAGTTTTTACCTCTATAGTGGTTATCCACTCTTAAATCTGTTTCTGTAAATGAAACAATAGAATCAATTTTGTTTGAGTTGTAATTTTTCATGGGTGTTGTAAAAATTAGATTACATTCAAAATACTACACTAATATATATGAGATAGCAAGTTATTTTCCTAATTCAATATTAATTAAAATTTTATCTATCAATTTATCTGCACGATAACAAAGATTCTCCGAGAATTGATTTTTATAATTATTTGATATTTTTTGAAGAATAATTAAAATAAAAAATAAATCCTGTATAGGTATAGATACATGACTATGTTTAAAAAATTTATGAATGTGGGAGGCCATAATGAATGAATGAATTTTTTTACAACCCATAATTAACCTAGTCAGTAATGAATGTCAAATTCTGAGAATTATCAGTGAGAATTATGAATGAGAATTTTTATATTGCATATTAAAGGCGATTCATGTAATATTGTAATGTCCATTAACCACAATTATTATGGCTGTCGATCCATTAGACAACAGTAGTGAAAGATTTTTAACTTTTACTATTGCTGAAATAAAAATCTTAGTCGGTATGATGACTAAGTTGAAAGAACTGTTCCCAATAGAGGGACACTATTATACCCACAAAGCTTGTGACATATTTATCACAATATGTAAGCAACAGCTATCTACAGAAGATGTAGACGAGCTAACGGAGATATACGGAATATGAAAAGAACTGAATCCGAATTTATCTTTGCTAAATTTTTTGATGCTTACTGTGAAGCACGATCCAACACAAAATCTACTTTAGGTTTATTGGCTGCTTATCAACTATTCCATGATGAAAACGGACACTGGACACTCTTTAAAAATAATATGGGTGTTGACTGTGATAAACATAAAGATGATGACCACGCTGAAGTGTTAATTGAAGCGGAGGACATTTTTGATTTATTCCGTATGTTGTCTGAAGAACAGTTTACGAACCACAAAAAATTCTATAACAAAGAATTTAAGTATCAGGATAAGGCTGATGACTAAACAAGATATACATATCGCCTTAGAAAATATGGAAGTGTTCGGGGGTAGCTTTGTACAGTCTCTTGCTGTCTGCTATAAAAAAGCCGATCCAATAAATAAAGGTAGATTATTTGACGCTTTTGAGCATCTATTTAACAAGTATGCAACTTTTGAAGATGACTAAAGAAGAAGCTGAAAACTTTATCTATAAATGTCTGGTAGATAACGAATTCAAAAAAGATCCAAAAGAAAAACTAACTCGTTTGGATATCTGTGATATATTGCACACTGATTTTGAGATTCCTAAGTCTACGGCATATAGATATTACAAAGATTCCTTTAATCTATATAAATGGGAGCAGGCTAAACCCGATCCAGATAAAAAGATTAAAGACAATAAAGATACCATTTTAGATAATGTGTTAGATACTGCGGAAGCTGCACTAGCTGACGGAGATACTGTCTCATATTTTAAAGGTATCGAATTATATTCAAAATTACTTACGAGGTTTAAAAAAGTATGACTGATAAAGAATTTATCGAAGCAATT